TTAAGTGGGGGGGATTGCTTTTTCTCTCCAGCTTTCGCCAAGTTGTGTTAATATATCTGAGTTTCGATCATGCATCTTCTCATGACATTTTCCACAAAGACTTAGCAAGTTCCAACTTTCTAAACGTATGTCTGGACGTTCGAGTAATGGATGCATGTGATGTACTGTTGTTGCTTCTGTTCGCTTACCATACCTCTTGCACTCTCGACATAGATGCTCATCACGTTTCAACACTTTTATTCTCTTACTCTTCCATCGTGTAGTCTTATAGAAGTTAACCATTACAACCAATCCTAGGTTTACCTGTTGGACCTTCATTAGGTCTCATTGCATCTAAAACAATATAGGAAGCTCGTTGTAACGCTTCAGCTGCAGCTAAGTGTTCAACTATTGCTAAGTTATTTCTGACTACTACCTGCGCTTGTGGTGTCTCATCATCTATAACCTTGTTGATCTTATGAGATACTTCTGTATTAATTTGAGATAATAACTCTTCTAACTTCCATCCGTGAGGATTTTCTGCACTCATTAATATTGGTTTATTCATCTTTACTTCCTCCTTATTGCTATATATATAATAAAAGCACCATTGAATGAATGCTTTGATAACTAATATTTAAAAGAAATCTTCCCTTGCTAATTCATTTGCAAGTATATTTCTTTATATTTTTCTTTAAACTTTTCTTTAGCACTTTTGTATATAATGAAGGAAAAATTTCTATAGTACTACAGTTGTAGTACTATGAGGTGATACAGTTGTAGTACTATATCGTACTGTAATTGTACCCCTTCAATTGAGGTACTACAGTTGTAGTACGTACAAACATTCGTATAATTAGACCACTATTCACTTCGGCAAGTGGTAAGCCGTCCCGATCCATTCCTTACACAACTGGGATCACTGCTACTCGGAGGTTCGATTATGAGCGTCATTAACTGTAGAGAGTCATAACACCAGGAATGGAGTAAAAAAGGCCCCCACTATTGTGAGCGCCTCTTGATATATTTTCGATAATATAAATTTAACATGTCTAAAAGCAAATAACTTAAAGAGTATTTAAATTAATTTGAAATTATTTCTAAACAATTTTTAAAACTGCAACGTTTAAATTTAAAGCTAAACGATAGAATGCTTTCCATCTTATTTTTCCGTAAGTAACATGACTAATTGGTGGTTGAAATTTAAAAGCATAGACGTTGAAATCTGTTATATATTCTGAATCGACAGACATATATCTTTCCTCAATTAAGAAACGTTCCATCTTTGGCAGTCTATTTACAGCACGTTCTACCCTCTGGCAAAAGTCTTTTCTGAATTTATCTTGGTCTACATTATAGATGGCTATACTACCTGTTTGATCACCAGTTTGATTAGTAGGTCCGTGATAACGTATCTCTGTACTAGCTGTTATAGAGGCTTCTCTTTCTTCGAACGATAAATATTTACATAGCCTATACTTTTCTAATTCTTCTTCTACCTTTTGTTGAGTTGCTTTCTGATCTATTTCAGGTAGTTCGAAAGATATTTGCTTCAACAGGAACCCCTCCTATGATATGATCTAAATAGGCTTTGTCAGGAGGAATCCTGGCTTTTTTATTTACCACTTAATTAAAATAGTTCATCATCATTAATTTCATCTTCTGCTTGATCAATTTCATCTCTTTCATCTGCAGCTGCCACTTGATCGATGGTGACTTGATCAACGTTAACACTTCCACTTTTATCTACTGAGTAAGAAATACCTTCACGCTCTTCGCCTTCATCATCGTAAAATTCATCAATACTCATTTGAGACTCAGCAATATTAAGAGTGACATCAGATCCAGCTTTCTTGTAGAAGTTAAATGATTGTTCTGCTGATGTATCACCTTTAACGATAAATTCAAGTACAGTCTTTTTACTATCTTTTGTACTTTTATTGAATTCACATGTAAGCTTTTGATCTACTCCTTCAATTTCAAGCTCTACTACTTCACGAGTAAGCCTACTGATTTCTGGTTTCTTTTCATCTTCGCCTTTAACATGGAACTGAACAAGCTCTTTCTTACTATCTTTTGTTTGTTTATTGAAGTGTGCTTTAACAGTTAATTGCATATCTCTTCTCTCCCTTTTTTGTGATCAATCAAATTGATAACGAATTTTATGTTTAATATTTATCTTTAAAAATGCTATGTTGTGGAGGAATATCCATTTTGAGGCCCTCCTTTTATTTTTATGTGAACCGTGTATTACCGTTTATAGTCCAAAAAATCTAATAAATCTTGTTGTGTTTTCTTAGTCGGTATAATTGCTGAAACAGATTTTTTAATCAGAAACTCAACAGCTTCAAATTTATCCTTATCCATACCAACTAAATGAATTTTCCCGTTTACTTCTAACAATAGATTAACTTGCGCATTTTCAATGTTAACTTCCAACTGTTTCACCCTTTCATTTACTTTGCTATTAATGTCTACTCATTCTTATAAGCGTATTTACAGTTAGAACAATCAAATCCACTCTCTGGAACCAAATTATCATCAAACATTTCATGTAGCTTACATGTGTTCCAGTCCTTCGTGCAGCCATTGCATTTCACACTCATGATCTCCTCACACCAGTTATAAAATTGTTGTCTTGGCATCGTTGCATTACCGATTTTGTCAGCTATATTACGGTCAATTTGTTTTAATGTGAAATCATCTATGAGTTTAAAGTCGAACTTTATCAATTTTTTCTTTAACTGCTCTCGCTCTTTTTCACTTAATCTCTCATAAACGGAAGATAAGAATTTTCTTAAGAACGTTTCAGCAGTTTTTAAGTTCTTGTGCTCGTCCTTACTCATGTTGTTTCTTTTAGACCAATCTTCCAACATACTGCTTATTTTAGGACCATCTACTCCACTATTTCTTAAACCATCCATCATTTGAACAATCGATTGAAGAACCATGAATTGATTCTTTTCTATGGAGTTCAAATAATCTCTCATTAGTATCAAATCTCCTTTACGTATGGTAGATTTACACCTGCTTTTCTAGAGGCATAATAAGCCTTTTTGTAATCAATTAAATTATCATTATCTTCTTTAAGTTCCTTAACCGTTTTAACAAGCCATCTAATATCTTCAACAATTGATTGACCAGAGATGTCATAACCATATAGTTTGACTTCCAGATCACCATCAAAAGCAATTAGTTCATTTTCAATTTCTTCAAGTTTGTCCTGTAACTGGTTATCCTTCACTTTCTACTCTCCTCATTTTAGCTACCCAATAACTTCTTAAAGTGTTTTCAACAAAGATTCTCCTGTTATAGCTATCACGATCAAATATCTTACCGTCACTAGCGAATTCAGTAAGAGGAAACTCTATTACGTAACCTCTTGCCTCTAAGTCCTTAATGGCTTGTTCAGCTTCGTGTTTACGCTGACGTCTGATGACTACAGGCTTCATTTAGCTGCCTTTTTCTTTTGAGGAGGATTAAATATAGTATCGATCACTTCCGCCTGGTAGATTGGTAAGGAAATAGAATCGGTCTCTAATGCCATAAAATAACTCATTGCTATTTGTGCAAGAATGTAAGCATCTGTCACATTGTCACTTTTATGTTGAAAGTCAAAGTGATCAAATACTGCATGCATTATTGCTTTTTTCTTTTGTGGTCCAGTAAGTCTTTGCTTTTTGCCTTTCTCACCGGTCCAACCTGAGACATTTACATATTTCTTAACAGCATTAGGGGCAACTTCAATGTAATTAAACTTCCGACCATCTAAAGCCATTCTAATACCCCAACCTATACCACCATTTTGAACGGCTTGTTGTGAAGCAAAGCCAAATCCTTCTATTGCAATCACATCATCTTCTTTAATGTGTGCCATAATATCTACAATCATCGTTCTCATACGTTTAGGATCAACCTTACCTACACCTGTTAGTTCTTTCTGGACTAATACTTGTCCGTGTTCATCCAATGCAACAAAACCTGTTTTAGTTGAAGGATCAATTCCTACGAACCTCATAAACTTACCTCCAATAACTCTGGATTTTCATATATATTTCCGATAACTTTTATTGAATCGAACGAAAGTAGTGAACTTGTCTCTAAATATTCAGGTACCTCTTTTATGTCATACTCATCGTTTTGATCTTTATTGATAGCTTCAACATAAAATCCAATGCATTTTGTTCCTAAATACTCTCCGCCACTGCCATCCTGAATGTACTGACCTAATTTAACTACTGCATTAAATTTATGGAATCCCAAGTAATTAACACTAACGATATTCCCTTCATAAATTTCTTTACCGTTTTTGTCGTTTAATCCAGTGTATTGTCCAACCGTTTTTTGATTTACCACCCATTGAACGATATCATTTGCTATAAGGTTTTGAGGGATGATAAAATGCAACCCTGAACCTGTTTGCACATGACTCCCATAAACCCAAGTTCCATCTGATAGTCCGCGAAACTTAATTCCTCTCATTGTTATCCCTCCGTTTCTGTAATTCCCTTGCAGCTGCATAACGCTCTATCATTCTATATTTTTCATTTTTAGCAATTTCATATAATTCTTTATTACTTTTTTTAGAGAGGTCCATCACGCCCTCCTCAATTCTTCGAAGTGTTGTTTCCAACCACGGAACAAGAGCCTAAATTCATTTACACCGGTGTCTCTACCTTTAGCAAATGTTTGTTGAATCACCTTACCACCTGAATCAGTATCGTTAGGATCATGCCATAAAAACTCAACCATATCTGCGTCTTGTTCAATAGATCCCGATTCCTTAAGATGTGAGAGCATAGGTTTTTTGAAATTCTCACTATCCCTTGTCATTTGACTAAGCATAATAAAGCAACAATTCATTTCACGTGCAATTTGTTTAGATGCAGCTGTTACCTTTCCGATGGCCTGTGATCTTGTTTCACCACTTTTTTGCGGAATGCTCATGATCTGAAGATAATCGACAGCGATACACGCGATCTTTCCATATTTCTTTTTAAATAGACGTGCAGTTGAACGAACTTCATCTATTGTGACCCCTGCGCTATCCTGAATGAATATAGGTAAGAGCTCAAACATTTCATAAGCAATATCTACTGCTTCTCTTTCTTTTTCTGAAAGATTCTTATTTTTTATGCGTCCATAACTAACACCTGCAGCTTGAGCAATCATCCGGTCTTTAATCTGATTAGCGTCCATTTCTTGAGACCATAAGAGAACAACGCCTGCATCATCATTCTTTGCTACACCAAACAGTCTTTGTAGAAGCATCGCTGTTTTACCTACTGATGGACGACCAGCTGAAATAAATAACCAACCTCTCCATAATCCGTGCGCCCAGGAGTCATATTGATAGAATCCTGTCTTTATAAACTCTGCTTTCTTAGATAAATGTTGATAATAACTTTCCTTTGTTTCAGCAAAGCTTTGCATCTTACTTGTTTCTTGAGGTCTCATTTCAGTAACAAGGCTTTCTATTGTTGCAAAATATTCATCATCAGATTCAAATTCATCTCTTGATAAATCTGATATGATTGCACCTAAATTTGAACCTCTTCTTCCTATTGCCTTTGAGCGAACAAATCTAGCGTAATACCCAGCATTTGACGCTGTAGGACAAGCATCTGCAAGATCACTTAGGTAAGATACGCCACCCATTTCTTCAACCTTGCCAAACTTCACATACGCTTCTGTAATGGTTACAATGTCCACAGGTTGACTACGTTTATTTAAATACTTCATAACTTTATATATTTGTTGGTGTCTCATTGAAGCGAAATCACGGTATTCTAAAAAAGAAATGTCATCTAATACGTTTGGATCGAGTAAAACTGCACCAAGGACAGATTGTTCAGCAGTTAGTTCATCGTACTCGTTATTTTCCCCAATCAAATTCATCTGGATCGTTCCCCTCCTGTACCCACCTTTGGAAGGCTATTTCTTTCTCGCGTGGATCTAATTGGACTGAGTGTTTTAAATTCGGTTGCTTTGGAGTTTGGGAAGCCTTCATTTTAATTGCAAGTTCTCCAAACTTTTCCCTTAGCTTTTTAGCTGATAATACGTTAGTTTTCCAGAACGAATCTTTTGTTACCCAATCCATCACATCTTTGGCCAAATGTTTATCTACGCCATTTATTTCGATAAGCTTCCGAAAATCATCAGCCCAACTCTGCATGTTTGCCTTTTTAATTAAATGTTCAACTCCGGCTTCTTTTGCTACTTCTGATACTAACTTGTGGAAGTAGAGGGCCATTTTGAAATAGGTATTATTTTCATCGTAATATAGTTTGGTTTTAGGTACTTTTGGCGGTTTCGGTTCTTTTGGTAACTCTTGTTGATTATGCTGAACTTTTGACTTATCGTCCCATTCCTCATAGTTCTTGTTGAAACTTAAAATCCTTCCCCTCCTTTTCCCGATCCCAACGACATTGACAATCTTTCTGTCTATTAAAGTATTTAATTCTTTCTTTATGTGACTTTTAGTTGTATCAATAGCTTCTGAAAGGAAAACTAAGGACATTTCATATTCTTTCCTTCGAAATCCGTATGTATATCTCCAGATAACCATTACTATCCTTAGTTGCGTGCCGTTGAGATCGGTTTTTGCAATGTTCTCTAAAATCTCGTTGGCAATCCTGGTATATCCATTTTTAGTTTGCGGACTTGCCATAACGAATCATCCATTCTACTTTGCTTTTTTCTTCGCTAATTCTATTGATAATTGATGTCTGCAGAATGTACTAATATCTGCTAAAATCTTGTTTGCGCCAAAATAATGTACAACCTCTTCAATCGCTTCTTTTGCATATCCATCTGGATCCATCTTGTCTTCTTCTCTGATCAAGGCTCCTAGATACCATTTACGAATTTGCCTACGACCTTCTTCGTTTGCTAATTGGAGAGTTATTAATTTACGTTCAAACTCAAGCATAAGAATTTTCTTTTCTTCACGTTCCTTGTCTAACTCTTGCATGTAATAGTTCTCTAAATCATTCCACTCTTTTTCTGTGTATGTTTTTTCTTTTGGGAGTTCGATGCAATATTCTCTTGGTATGATAGATCCTGATTTTGACCCTTCAATTATTTGATAAGGCGCATTAAATTCAATAGGAACTCTTTGAATAATTCGAGCTGAATAAACTTCATTTTTTCTAATCCAAATACCACCGAGCTTTAAATCCTTGATAACTTTTATCTTCATTTAAACCACCTCAATCGTATAATCTTTATCAAATTTAAGACCTTTTCTTAATAGAGCTCTTTTGACGGTCATTTCAGCTAGTGCAGGCATGTTGTTTCGACTAGACAAGTGTGTTAGGTATATTCTTTCCTTCGTGCCATTTACAAGCCTTCCTAGAGCCTCTGCTGTTTGCTCATTACTCAAGTGACCAATATGACTCACAATACGAGCTTTTACACTGTTTGGATAATCGCTCACCTCAACCATATTAGGTTCATGATTAGCTTCAATTATGTAGATGTTTGAAAACTCCATTGCCTCGAGCATTTCATCATCTACTTTTCCGGTATCCAAACAGATAGAACACTTATTACCTTGATAATCACTAACAGTAAAACCTAGAGGGTCATGTGCGTCATGATGCGTCTTGAAAGAACTAATATGGAACTCTTTTTCTAAAACGAAATCTTCATATGCTCTTATTGTTCTCTGATTCTCTGAATCTACATTCTTTATTGACTTCCATTCACCATCAGAAGCAAATACAGGAATCTTGTATTTATTAGCTAGTGGCAATCCTTTTACATGATCTGAATGAGCATGTGTAACTAATATCGCTTTAATTTCAGTCGGACGTATGCCTACGTCAAGGAGACGTTTCTCAATCTTAGTCTTGGCTATACCAACATCTACAAGTATGGTTGTACCCCCAGATTGGAGGGCAATACAATTCCCCCCAGAACCAGAAGCAAGAATGTTTACTTTCATACAGCACCTATTCCAAGATATCCGCGTCAGAGGTATCGACTTCATTCATGTCAATATGCATCTCGATTATTTGTTGTAACCCTACAAGTTCGGACAACTTAGGGTTTTCACCCATATTCGGTGCGTGTTTTGAAATATAGTCTGCTTTGCCTGCTTTAGTAGTAATGCCTAGTTTTTTAAATAGACTATTAATCTTTGTTCTAGCATTACTTATTTCTGTATCTTCAACAGGTTGTTTTTGATTAGGTTTATCGATCACCTCTTGATTCGGTGTAATATCCTTACGTTCATTAGGTTTATACTCAGGGACTCTATTTTCCGAATCTCCATCAGTAATGGTTTCATCTCCAAAATCTAAGCCGTATTGTTTCTTTAAAGCACGTTGTTGAACGTGTTTTCCGAACATATCAGAGGTCCATTTCTTCCAGTTATCCTTATTTTGCCCTGTGAACATATGATCAATTTCTTCAATATCGCTAAATACTGTCACTGGACGATGGCCATCACGATATGCAATAGAATAAGCACCAATTATTTTTCCGCGAGGGAATCCGATATCATGAAGAATAACTTCCAATTCCTTCGTTTCTTTATTCATAGCAACTTTAAACTCATCATTCTCGTGGACCATTTGAGTGTCAGGTGGTTGGAAACCTTCCTGTTCACGAGCTTTTGAAAGGTACGCTTCAGCAGCAAATTGAATACGTGCTGTATTTCCGTATTTAATAAAGAATATTTCATTCTTGAATGGATCTAATCCATAAGATGCAGCCTTATGTGCAAATAATAGAAATTCTTGATCATTTGCAGTAGGTGCAATGGATTGACGGATAACTTGCAAAACTTCCGGTTTAAATACCTCGTTAATTTCAGGTGTATATTGAGTAATTGAATTATTGTTTGCCATTGTTTAATTTCCCCTTACCATCTTGAATTTTTATCAAATTGAACAGTAATAGAAGGACTCCATTCTTTGTTCAGGTTTTCCATAGTGCTATCAATCATTGATTTAGTGAATGCTTCAACACTTCTTTCGCTAGATAGCTGCTTTCTCAGCTCTTCTTTTAAGGAATCTCTATTTTCTTGAATAATCTCTAAAGCCATTTCTTTGCAAATATCAGTCATTGTGCTATGGACATAAAAATCAATTAGATTGTATTGGTTGTCACTTGAATAGTTACTTACCTTTCCGTTCTTATCTACCTTTGTCATCAGCATAGTCTTAATGGCTGTGTGAACTAATTCATCTTTAGCACCAAGCGCTTCAACAATGCTTGATTGGACTACATTCTTTACAATTTCACCGATATACTTTTCATCTATTTTCAGGTCTAATCCCATAATGTTACTGCTCATTATTTAGCCTCCTCTGTTTCAATAGTTAATTTTTCACCAGCGACAACTCGACATATAATTAGTTGCCCTACTGGTTCTTTAAAGCTAGTAATAGACTCAGCATTATCAACAAATACCGGTGTTACAACCTCGCTTTGAGAGCAAAGTACATCACGTAACTCCAAACCTGCTCTTATACCTTCTGAAAGAGATAGTTTGCTGTACGGCTTTCCATCCATTTCAATCTCGAAATCAGGCTTATATTCCCCGTCACCTTTGTTTTGTTTGAATAAACGAACAGACAATGTAGTGAACAACGCTTGTACTTTCTCAGCTTGTAGTTCTGCTTCTTTTGCCTTATATTCTTTGATACTATCGAGAACAAAAATAGAGTCATTTAGAGAATCGAGAATACTCGTTTCATCTATTTCTGCTTCATTCACTTGTTCTTTTAATCTCTCAAACTGTGAATATGATTGAATGGCTTCACGTAAAGGTGTACCTTTCGAATCAATGGAACGAATCTTTTCAAGGGTTTCTGAAGCATCAATGTATTCAATCTCAGCAAGCTTTTCTTTTAAAGCATCCCTTTTCTTGATCAACTCAGTGTGGTTAGCCTTATAATCAGTAATACGACTTTCCTTATCAGTTTTGACTGCCTCAACAGATTCTTCATCCAGTGGGCGTTTACAAGTACGGCAAGTATCTTCAATTACTTCATTCTTTAAAGATGGCCACCTTTCTTTCGACATATCAATTTGATCTTGTATTGCATGAATCTGCGATTGTACTTTCGTGAACTCCCGGTTGGAATCAAATGCTTTGTCGTATTGTGCTTCTAATTCCCTCACTTGTTTGTCAATGTGACTAAGTTCAGACTTAAGTGAATCTAAAGGTGCAGTTTCTTTCGGTATGTGATCCAACTGTTCTTTCAATGTTTTGGTCTTACTCTGAGCTGCAATATATTTTTTATCTTGTTTAGACTTATTTTCCTTATGAATCTTCTCTAGATCAGTTAAAGAATGTTTCTTCAATAAGGTTCCAAGATGTTTACCTTGTGCTTCAGGTAGATGTTTTAAAATCTCTTTATTAGGTGGTGCTGTAACATATCTCAAAAGCATTTCCCGTTGTTTTTCCCAATGCATAGAAGGGAAATAGTTTGGATTAAATAAAGACAAGAACAGATCTTTGTCGAACAATTGATCTACAACTTCATTAAACTCACTAGCTTTAGAAGGAACCTCATTTATGTAATATTGAGCCTTCCCTTTCTTCAATCCACGACTTAGTAATAAGTCCTTTTCATCAACTGAGAGCAAAAGTGAAACCTTAGTTTCTTCACCCTCATAAGTAATAGGTGTTGGGTCTAATTTGCTTCCTAATGCATCTGTGCCGTATAATAACCATGAAATTGACTCAGTAATGGTTGATTTCCCTTTACCGTTGTCACCAGTGATCTTGGTCAGGTCGCCAAACTTAACTTCAAGGTCCTGGTGATTTTTAAATTCTTGCAGATTTAATGTTTTAAATGTAATCTTCATTATTTAACTTCCTTTCTATAAATGATTAATGCATCTGTGCCCCAGCTGTCATAAGTAGCGCTTGAAGTAAACTTAATATCAATCACTTCAACTTCAGGGTTTCTTTCTAGCCATAAATTCACATCAACTTCAACAAATTCTCCAGATATCTGTTTAACTGCGATTGTTCCTGCAACACCTAATTCCACCACTTTCACCTCCTGATTAGATCTCGCGTTCTCTTTGAGATTTTTTATTTTTGGCACGTTCTCCATAAGTATTGATGTTAGAAAATGCAGCAGCTTTGCCTTTGGTCTTTTTAGTTGAAACAATTGGATGCTTATCAATGTAAGCAAGACGTTGTTCCTCAGTCATTTTCCATGTTTTCACTTGCCCTTCCATTACTCTCTCACCTCCCTTCATTGTTATCGATTGAACCCAACATATATCCGAGTCCCAAAGAGATAAATACGAACAGAAACATCACTATAATTTCCTGCAAATTAAGCACCTACTGATAAGCGACGTTTCATTCCAAGGCGTTTCTTTTGAATCAATTCCTTTTGGTCTCTAGCTTCCTGAGCGTGTTCCAGCTTACCTTCTAAGTTAAAGACCTCAACTTGCATTAACAATTTAGCTTCTTTTCTTAACAACAATTTATATAAATCTCCCATTTTAGTAGCCTCCTTTATTGGTAGTTTTAAAAACAATTAAGATACATTAGATTCACGTTCGATCACCGGAAGAATTCCTATATTCTTCAATAAATCGTATATAAACAATCTGCCTTTCTGAGTCCATTTAGTACTAACCTTTGATTTATCGGAATCAATTACATGAGTTGTTGTTTGCGTATAACCCTTATCTTGATACTTTGCGTACATTAACCAAATATCTCCTTGTTTATATTGAACACCTAGATCATGGAGCTTTTTGTTCAATGTAACAGCACTCATGCCATAGTCTTTAGCGATCTTAGAAACAGACAGTAACGATTTATTCTGAAGAACCATGTCGTAGTAAGATGCCTTCGGTTTAAGTTCGTTTACTTGTTGGGAAAGCACTAAATTGTCTGTTGTTAATGCAGCAACACGTTTTTCGAGATATTCATGAGCTCGCTTTATAACCATTTCTGGACTGTTCCACTTTCTCTCTAGTTCAATAAAATATTGTCGAGCTTGCTTTCCCTTATCGTTACGTTGGATCATTGCGATTTCCTTGGCCATGTCAATAGTTACATAATGATCATCTAGTTCTCTTAAAGCCCCGTTATTTACAACCGTACTTTTTTGACCACTTGTAAAATCAAGATGTTCTCTAAATCCGTACGAAAGCATTCTAGAGAACCACTTAGAATATCGCTCACTAGATTCCAAAAACTCATGTAGATCACGTCCACTTACAAGTAAGTTTCCACTTTCATTTTCCTGTGTAGGAATTAATTCATTCATATTCACAATCTCCTTTTCTATCAACTTTCGACATCAATCTCAGTCACTAAATGACTATGTATTAGTTAATTTGATGACTTTCATCAGCATTCGACCTAATTCTTCAGCATTTTTCGCAACATATGTCAAAAAAAAGTGAGGTTATTCACCTCTGGCATTGCTGGTTATTTAGTTTATTAGTATGTTCAACTTCACAATCGATATCGCAAAAATAACCGTATGGAGAAGTTTCTTTCTCGCAATTTAAACACTTTTTGTTTTCTTCGGTACCTTTTATCACTTGAATACGATCACCCTCTTTCGTTACTTTCTTTAATGCTTCTATTAGGATTCTTCAATTAGACAATCTCTTGCGCATTCAACAATTCTTTGTAATTTTGGATTACCTTTTTCCCATTCGTCTTTATACCAAGCTTGCCTTTCCTCACTTGTCATAAAAGCCAATGGAGAATAAATTTCGATGGTGGTATTGCCTAATTTAATTTTTTTACCTTCAATCATAGGTTTATCCCCCTTTAAGACATGTATATGCTCATTAAGGGGTTGGACAACCTTATTTTTCTCCAACAATTTGTGCAAAATAGTTTCACCTTCTTTTTAAATGAATTACGGTTATGTTTTCATCAGGAAGTAAAGACTATATTAAGAAACTACCTTTGTTTCCATTTCGGAAACGCTAAAGGTAAAAAAAATATATATATTTTCTTTTTGTATATCTAACTTATTAGAAATAATCGCGAAATCTTCGACAGTAATAGGTAATTTCCCGTTTTCTTTCTTTGAATAAGTACCTTTAGAAATTTTTAGCTCATCCGCCATTTCTTGAACAGTGAAACCTTTTGCTATACGTTCACCTTTTAACCTGTTGTAGTTGAATTCCATTTTTTTCGTCCACCTCCTTGTTGGTTATCATATTACATTTATGTTTCCTTATTGTCAACAATTTAACGAAAAAAAATTCAAAAATTATTTTAATACTAATATTGTTTCCTATAAGGAAACCTGATAGAATATACATAGTAGAGGGGGATAGTGCATGAATTCTTTAGAAGTAGCAAACCGTATTGAGAAAATTGCTAAAGAGAAAGGTATAAGTGGAGCGGAGTTGGCAAGAAGAGTAGATTCTGATCGAAGTACAATTAATCGATATTTCAAAGGAACAAGAAAAATATCGATGGATGAGATACCTAAATTTGCTCTTGCCTTAAATGTAGATCCGGTTGAGTTGTTAATAGGTAAAGAGTATCAACCATCAAACATAATCGAATACCAACCAGAATTCATAAAGATACCTATAGTCGGAACAATTGCTTGTGGGGATCCTATAACTGCTGAACAAAACATAGAAGGCTTTATGTACGAGTTAGAGGAAGATATACCAAAAGGTAAATTATTTGGACTTATCGCCAAAGGAAACAGTATGGAACCTACAATTTCAAATGGAGCGAAAGTACTTGTACGTGAACAAAGCGATGTTGAGCACGGTGAAATAGCAGCAGTCTTAATTAATTGTGATTCAGAAGCAACACTCAAAAGAGTAAAACGTCAAGGTGATACCGTTCTTCTAATGGCTGATAATCCAAATCATGAACCCATTATTGTAGACAAAAATAATCCAATTCGAATTATTGGAAAAGCGATTCGTGTTACTAAAGATATATCTTAATTTTTTAGCGCTAGAAAATTATTAGTCGGGTAGCTCCCGGCTGTTTCTTTTTAAATAGAGGTGAAAAAGTTGTATAAAGTTTATATTTATCTAAGAAAAAGTCGTAAGGACATCGAACAAGAAAGAAAGGCTGCTGAAGGCGGAAATGGCTATGACACTCTAGAAAGACATAGACAACAATTATTGAAGATTGCTAGAGAACGAGATTTTGAGATTGTAGAAATTTTAGATGAGATCGTTTCTGGTGAATATATCTTGGATAGACCTGTCATGCAGCAACTTATACGGAAAGTGGAAGCAAATACAGTAGATGCTGTTCTTGTAATGGATTTAGATCGTTTAGGACGTGGTGATATGTCTGACCAAGGTATTATTGATAGAGTCTTTCGTTTATCATCAACTAAGATTATTACTCCTAGCGAAGACTACGATCCTACTTCTGATAGTTGGGAGTTAGTTTTCGGAATAAAATCACTTGTTGCTCGGGAAGAATTAAAAGCTATAAGTAAACGACTGTTGCGAGGACGTAGACAAAGTGCAACTGAGGGAAAACACATTGGAAGTAGACCTCCATATGGTTATCTAAGGGATGATGATTTAAAGCTTTACCATAACCCTGATACCGCATGGGTGGTAAAGAAAATATTTGAACTTGCATTGAATGGTTATGGAAGAAAACGTATTTGCCTTGAACTAGATAGGTTAGGAATCCCATCACCAAGAGGGAAAACATGGGGAGAAGCTACCGTTCGACAAATACAAAACAATGAGGTTTATATAGGTAGTATTATTTGGGGTACTAAAAAATACACTAAAATTGACGGAAAGTATGTTCAAAAACAACTCCCACGCGATCAATGGATTATACATGAAAATGCTCACGAACCTATTGTTGAACCTGAATTATTTAAGGAATTACAAGAGTCCATTTCTAATAGATACAATGCATCTGTACCGCAAAATAACGAACTGAGAAACCCATTAGCTGGTGTTTTAAAATGTGATTTGTGTGATTCAGTAATTAAATACACAAAACCTCCAAAACGAAATAAGGGTTATATGCATTGTAGAAATCCTAATTGCAAACAGAGAACCGCAAGTTTTTCAATCGTAGAACAAAAGGTTTTAAATGGTTTAAGAGAAATCGTAGCTGATTTCAAACTAAAAAAAGAAATGTTGAAGAAAGAACAGAAAAAGGATACTGATATAACGGAAGTAAAAGAAAGAGCTATCCAAGCAAAACAAAAAGAATTAGATGAGTTAAGTAAACAAAAAAGCAACTTGCATGATCTACTTGAACGAGGCGTGTATGATATTGATACATTCATATCCAGACAATCAAACATCAATGAAAGAGCTCAAAGTATTGAAAGTACGATCGAATTACTAAAGAATGAAATAGACAATAATGCAAAGCAACAAGATACGTATGAAAACTTTCTGCCAAAAATTGAGTCTGTTATCGAATCTTATTACAACACAATAGACATAAATAAGAAAAATCGTTTATTAAAATCAGTTTTGGAAAAAGCAACCTTTTATAGAGATCATACACATACAAAAAAAGATGAATTCATAATTAAGTTGTACCCCAGAATATAAGAAAAAAGCCTGATATAACAGGCTTTTTTCTTTGTGCTTTTCACGTAGTAATTTAGAGGCATCTAAGTAACTACGTAGTATACCACATGCGTAGTTATATTCATCTAAATAAGGATGATCTATTTGTTCTGGGT